TCGAGAAAAAACCCCTGCCGGTTACCGTGCTGTCGGCCGGGGATTATTTGTCAAAACGTCATGCGGCGATCGCAAGCCTGCGCGGTATTGACTACGTGCCGCCGCCTACTATGCAAGCAGTATATCGCGGCGACAGTTGGGGCGGCTATGAGCGTGATCGCGTTAGGCGCGATCCTGAATATGCGCAGGCGTTGCGAGACGGAATGCCGCGACAATTCAATAACTTGGATTAGGGCAAAAGGATGATCGGGAATCTCGCCTCAATGACCACCCCAAAAAAGCCAAACCACAAATGCGACAGCCAAAAGAAATAGTTGGCTATAGGCTGCTATGTAAGGCTCCCAATCAAATTCGGGTGGCTTATACCCCATTTCTTCGGGCTCGTCGTGCAAAGGGCGCCGCCGATCTAAGGGATTGTGCCTCATTGGCTTTCTTCTTCCCAAGCGACCGCAGCCGACCGCTTTCTATCGAAATGCCGCATTATCGAGCGGTCGATCTTATCAAGGTCGAAAACGCGGATATAGACTTCCCGCATGTGAAAAGCGCCATTCCAAACAGACGTGCGACGCAAAATGGTCGCCAATTCGTAGGCTGTAATATCCGGCTGCGGGGTGAACCTAAGCGCCCGCCATTCGGACATCGGGGACCCGTCCGGCGCCCTCGGGGCTCTTGGGTTCACAAAAAGGCGTTTAAGCATTTTGAGCATGACGTTTCCCTCGGTTGGCGCGATTATTCTACGCGCGCACTTTATGCGCCGTCAAATCGGAGTGCCGCATAATGGCCGGCCTGTTCCTGACCCTGGGCGGCCCGTCCGGCGTCGTTATATTTTCGGCGCTGGAAATCCCGGAGGAATTCGGGCCGCTGGGCGGCAAGCAAGTCATCGTCAAGCATGAATTCCCGGGCGGCTACATTACCGAGGATGACCTAGGCGCCTTCCCACTGCCGCTGACGTGGTCGGGTATTCTGACCGGCACCGACGCCATGGCGCGGGCCCAGCAAATCGACCGCATGCGCGCGCAGGGCGCCGACGTCACGCTGTCTTATGGGCCATTCGCTTGGCTGGGGAAAATCGGCAGTTTTACGCCCAAGGCGAAACACCAGTGGCTTATCCCCTACCAGATGATGTTTGAGCCCAGCCAGGACTTGTCGGGCGTCGGGCTGATACCGGGCGCCGGCACGTCGGCCGAGCAGGCGCTATCCGATCAGAGCATGGCGCTGGACGACGTGGCGGCTGGGGATGACGGGCTAGACCTGCCGCCAACGCTGTCCGCGCCCGCGGCCGGGCTGGACTCGGCCGTCGCGCAGGGCCTGGCGAACGGCGACGGGACCGTGGCGGGAATTCAGCCCGCCGACAGCATCGCAATCGCTGCCGCCGTGACGGCTGTGCAATTGGCCGCCGCGCCTTTGATCGCCGGCAGCGACGCCACGCAAGCGTCGCCGGCTGCTGACCTATCCGCGCGCGCGGCTGCCATCGGCGCCGTGGTCGCCAGCCCGAAGGCGGCGGCGCGGTATTTGCTGCTGATAAATCCGAATCTGTTCCTGCTGGCCGCGCAGTATTTGGGTAATTCGGCGCTGTGGACCGAAATTGCCGCGGCGTCCGGCTTGTCGGACCCGCAGCCCACCGGTCAATTCACCATCACGATACCCGCGACATGACCGCCAGCCTGACCGTGCAAATCGCCGGCACCGATCTGCCGCTGTTCCGGGCGCAGATTTCCGGCGGTAGTCACGGCTCGACCGGGCACGCCACGATCACGTCCAGCATCACGGCGCTGGCCGACCAAGGCGTCGACCTGCTGGAAATATCCCAGGACGCGCCGACCATCGTCCCGGTTGATATTTTCTTGGCCCAGGACAGCGGCACCAGCCACCTGTTCGGCGGCGAATACCTAAAGGCGAATTGGTCCTTCAAACGCGATGCCGTGTCGATTCACGCCCGCGACTGGTCGGGCCTGCTGGTCGACCAAAAGCGGGTGCTGACGAATATCCTGGGCGGCAATACCGGGGCGCTGGCGCCGGGCGAGGTCGCCGGCGACGGCGTCAGTACGACAAACCAGCCGCTGTCGAAAATGGTCACGGCGATTGCGAATCAGTTCGGCCTGACGCCGGACCTGCGGTTGTCGTCGGCGCCGGGGTCCGACCCGGAAGTCGGCACAATTTTCGGCAGCAGCACCGACACGATTCTGACGGCCGTGCCGCAATCGCTTTGGGGTATCCTTATGCGGCTGGCGCGCGACACGGGGAACGAGGTCTATACGACGCCGGACAAGCATCTGGTTTTCGGCGCACCAGGCGCGGGCCTGTCGCCGCTGACGTTCGGCTGGATGCAAAACCCGCCGCCGGCCGGGACGCTGCCGCTTATGGACCTGAATATCGAGCACAATCCGCGGCGCAATCTGACGTTCCGCGTGCTGGTGCTGTCCTACGACCCGACAACCCGGCAGACGACCAAGGGGCAGGCTTACGTCATCGGCACGAACATGACGACCAGCGGCGGCAGCACGGTCAAGGCGGGGGCATGGTCTGGCGCGCAGGCGTCGGCGATACAGGCGCAAATCGGGGCCGGTCCAAAGTCGCAAAAGAACGCGATACCCCTCTACACGTTTCACGTCGACGGGCTGACGGCCGCGCAGGCTAATCTGCGCGCGCAGTCGATTGCCACCGATATCGCCAAGCGGGAATTGATTGTCACCGGGTCGGCCGATATCGTCCCCGGCATGTCGCCCAGCCAGCCCGTGACCTTGGACGGCAATATCCCGGCCGGCTTCCTGTCGCACCAATACTACGTCACCGGCTACACGCATAATTTCAGCATGCCGCAAGGCGGCGCCAGCCGGCAGGCTGAACTGGATACATCCTTCATGCTGCTGGACGTGCAGCCGGTCGGCGAGGGGACCGCGACGCTGACGGGGACGGCAGAATGATAAATTTAAGGACCGCGCCGCTCAACCCAATCTGGCGGCTGCATGTAGAATCCTTCGCCAATAGCATGAATGCACTCGGCGTTGTCGCACACGGCCCAGTAATCGAATTCATCCCCCGGGCGTTCCTTCGTCAAAGCCTCGTTGCAATTATAGCCGCTTACGTGCGCGCCGCAGACGCGGCAGTAATTATTAGCGCAACAGGTGCCTTTGTGGCGGTCGTCGGCAGCCGTCTCTATAAGCGGATTCGGCGTCATGGCGTTTTCCTCGGTTGGCGCCCCCATATTGCGCGCGCGTCGTGCGCCATGTCAATTTGGAGTGTCGTCTTATGAACGGCGGCGACGAACTGGCCCACCAGGTCAAGCATGCGTCCAGCCAGCAGGCGGAAGCCTACCGGCCGGCCGTTTACGGCCACGTCGCCAGCTATGACCCTTTAACCCATAGGGTGAAACTGGTCATCCCGTCGCTGGGCGACGGCGACGGCAACTATGTGCTGACCGGCTGGATGCCGCTGGGCACGATTGCAGCCGGCAATGGCTGGGGCGTGCAGATCGCCCCCATGGGCGGCGCGTCAATTCAGAATCCGACCGCCGGCGAAAAATGCAAAATCTCGATCATGGAACGCAACTACGGCGTGACCGTCTGCGCCGAAATGTGCTTCGACCAAGTCTACCCCCCGCCGTTCCCGAATTTGCAGCCCGGCGAAATCGCTATCCAAGCGGCATCGGGGTCTTTCCTGCGGTTCCATGCAAGCGGCGAGGTTGAAATCAGTGTGGCCGCCGGCGGCCTTATCGTCAGCACGACGGACGGCAGCGGGGTTGCCATGACGGTGGCGCAGGGCGATGCGACAATAAACGTCGAACAGGGAAATGCGGTGATTACGTCGTCCACCCAGGTCACCCTGACCGCGCCGCTGATTCAGATTGGCAACGGCGGCACGTTGCAGCCCGTAAAATTGGAGGACGGCAGCCCCTCCACTGTGCTACAGGCGCAATAGCATGGTCAGCAACCCTTCCCTGTATCTCGACTGGAACGGCGATTTCCTAATCACGCCGTCCGGCAGTCTGCAAACCGCTGTAGGCTGGACGGCGTTTCGCCAAAGGGTCGTGCGCCGAATCATCACGAATCCCGCGCAGGAATTGCCCGACGGCACGTACACGCCGCCGGATTATGTGTTCAATCCTCAGTTCGGCGTGGGCCTGGGGTCGCTGGTCGACCAGCCGTTCGATGCTGCGGGGCTGGCCGACGTCGAGCGTCGGGTATCGCTGGGCGTGCTGGCTGACGCTGAAACCCTGACCAGCGTGCCGCCGAATATCATTTTCCAGCAACCGACGCCGGCAGAATTGAATATCTTCGTCAGCACGTCGACCGTCAGCGGCCAGTCCGGCACGATAGCGATAGGGGGATCGTGACGCCATGGCGCTTCCGTCAAAGTCGCTGGCCCAATTTACTTCCGATCTTGTGGCCGGTTGGGCAGCCGAATTAGGCTACCAGCCCACACTGCCCGACGGCGACCCGCTGCTGGCGCTTATGCAGACGGTGGCCGCGCAAGCGGTTTTCCTTCAAGCCCAAATCCAAATCGTCAACGCGCTGACGCTCGCCAGCACGCGCACCGGCGCGGACCTTGATGCCTGGATGGCGCAATTCAATTTCCCGCGGCTGGGCGCTACATCGGCGACCGGTTCGGAGACATTCGGCACGTACACGCCCGCCGCGTCGCCTATCCAGGTGCCGCCCGGGGTGACGGTGCAGACCGCCGGCGGCGCCGTCCAATTCGTGACCGTGGCCGACCCGACGCAACCGACCTGGAATCCAACGCTGAACGCCTACGTGCTGGCAACAGGCCAGAGCAGCCTGACGGCGACGATTCAGGCGGCCATGGCGGGCGCGTCGTCGAACGTGACGGCCGGCCAATTGAGCCAGCTTGCGACGAACGTGCCGGGCATCGGCTATGTGACGAACGGCGCCGCGATCAATAACGGGCTCAACGCCGAGTCCGACACGGCGTACCTCGCGCGCTTCGTGCAATATATAAATTCGCTGTCGAAGGCGACCTATGGCGCCATCGTGGCCGCCATCCAGGGCGTGCAGCAAGGGTTGCTGTATTCCTTGCAGGAAAACGTCACCACAGGCGGCGCGCCGCGGCCGGGTGAATTCGTCGCCACCATTGACGACGGGTCAGGCGCCCCGCCGGCGTCGCTTATCCAGGCCGTGCAGAGCGCGCTGGAACAGGTCCGGGGCTTCACCATCCTGGCCGAAACCATTGCCGTGACGACGGTCACCGCGACCATTGTCCTGGTCGTGCGGCTAGCGCCCAGCACGCCGTCGTTGCCGATTGTGCCGTCGGTCGTTAATGCGGCCGTGGCGGCGGCGGTCGCTTTGGCGGTCAATAGTCAGCCAATTGGCGGACAGGACCAAGACGGTGACCTCCTGTACGTCTCGGAAGTTGAAGCGGCGGCCCTGTCGGTGGATGGCGTGATTTCTGTGCAACCCGGGTCGACGCGAATAAATGGCGTCAACGCCGATTTGGCGGGCACGCTTTTTCAGCGCAGCATCACGACGACCAGCAACATCACGATATCGAATTATTAATGGGCGCCAACGACAATAAATTACGAAAGGCGGATTGGGAAGTCCGCCCGGTCGATATTGCCGTCGCGCGACGCATGGTCGAAGCCAACCATTACGCGGCTGGGGCATCGAACACGGCGACCGCCCTTCATGGCCTCTTTCGCGCGGGGCAAATCTTCGATGAGCAATGCGTCGGCGTCGCTTGGTGGATACCGCCGACCCGCGCCGCAGCCGAGGCCACGTTCCCTCAGAACTGGCAAGGCGTGCTTT